ACCTTCCATTTGTTCTTGTTGTTCAGCAAGCAACGCTGCTTGACGTTCCTGCGATGCTCTTTGCATTTCTTTTACAGACGCTAACAAAGATTCACCTTTTTCAAGTTGTTCCCCGAGAACAATTTGATCTTCAATAGACAACGTTTGATTCTCAATGCCAACTTCAATGAAACGACGCAAACTGCGCTCTAATGCTTCCTGGTCAACTTTCTTTTTAGTGGTTTCCGCATCAGGAATATGTGGATGAGCCATACGGTAATCGTCCATTGAAATAGCTTCAATAGCCAACATTTGACTTAGTTCAACAGTCAACCTACTACTAGACGCTCCAGGCACAGAATACTGCGTTGCATTCCACCGCGAATCCAAATGCGTTTTCGGGCTAAAACGAGCAATCTCAGAATGCCCACGATTACCAGTAAACACAACATACTTTTTAGAAGGCCAATAAACGTTGTAAGCTTCAATTACACGCTCATTCATTTTGGTTGCCCAAAATTCACCGATTTCGTGATACTCTTGAATACGCGGTTCGGCAGCAGAACTAAAAATAGCTTCATTAGCTCGACCAGTACGCAAACCCCCACCCGGTGTTTCACCCATCATTTGAGGCAGCAAACCAGCAGACGTTTTTGCGTTGCGTTCCAAACGATCCATCCCAATTTTCACATTCGGATCAGGACTGTTACCTAACGTAAAAACTTGTTCAGCGTTTAAAATAATATTTGGTTCGCCGTCAATGCCATCATGCCACCTACCGCCAACAAGCGTAGGAGGATTAGTCGACGAACCAACAATAACCCGATCAGGGAAAATACTTCGCTCAGACGACAAAATATCTAACGCCATAAGACGCGACTGCAAATCAGTCATACTTAAAATGTGTGCAACTTGAGAAACAGTTTTATCAAGCGACACACGTTCAGGCATCAAAACCGTACACATACCCAACGGATTCGGTGACCAATGCAACGGCATATGTGTTTCTCGACCAATTTCACGATGCGCCCGATAGATCGGCGTATCACGTGGCCCCAAAATACCCCACACTCGTTGCTGTTCATCAACCCACTCAACAAGTTCCCACATCTGCGGGCCTTCAGGATCAATAACACCCTTCCGACCGTAAGAATCCCGCATCTGCGACGAAGCAAACGGGAACATTCGCAACACAGCATCCTTGTGCAACACATGCACAATGCCTGCCGACTTCGGTGGAGTCATCGTCCCATTAGTAACTTCTTCAGGATAAACACCTAATGGGTCTAAAACCTGAATGCGAGGATCCTCATGTTCCGAATCGCACACAATATTCATCGCAAACGTAGAATAACCGGCAAGTTGCCGGTACCATTTACGCCACAACAATTTGCCGCCGCTCATATACCAGACATAATCCAAAGACTGTTTACGCTTACGTGCGTTCATGTCCGCTTTTTTTTCACCCGGATTCATCGACGGACAAAAAATGTTAGGCGACACAGAACCAGCCATCATGCCGGTATGGTCAATAGCATCAGTGACAATAGCAGGGCCAAGAGGCGGCAAATCCGGTCCAGCATCAGAACCCGGATACGGCACAGCCCACTCACCGTTATACCGGTGCATCACATCCTGCATGTGATCTAACAAAACTGAACGATTTTCGCGCCGCAATTCCATCTCACGATAAATCACAGGCCAAACAGCCCACAACATATCGTTATTAGTAACCATTGGATTATGCATTAAAACGCCTGTCTCCACTCTAAATAACTTTTACCCATAGATTCGTAAGAGTTATTAAAACTCCAATCCTGAGAACCAGCCCCAGGAAGAATATTTGTTTGGCGTTCTTTCCAAAGAATCCAACAAAACCAAAACGCCATTAATCTATCCTGCCGCAACGACTTGCCGCTAGCTTTTGGTCGCCAAGAACGCAACTCCGCAATCAACGGCTCCATACGAGCACGCGTTAAATGATCTTCAGCCCAAGGAATTTCCACCAAACCACGCCCCATAGATAACGGAATTTGTGGAATACCATGATTTTCATCGTACTTATTTTTGCCAGTATTGTGACCGCGAACTCTTACACCCCACTTCGACTGCAACTCCAACAAACGGTCATCTAAAATCATGCCTTTTTGAAACGAGTTCGCTTCAATCACAACATCAGTAACCTGATGCCCCAAACTATGCCACTGCATAATCACAGACTCAAGTAATGCCCAAATTTGTTCATAACGAGTAAACCCAGGCTCCGCACGCGAATCCAACACACGCACATAATTACGCCCCAAATCGTCAACAATATGCTGCAAAACACAAATTGCTGTAACACCACCAATAGCCGGATCTAACCCCACATAAATAGGAGCACCCATAAACGGCTCAGAATTAACAGACAAACCAGGCCGCAAAGACGAATCAATACTATTCTCATCAAACGTAGACGCACCCGCAGCTCGAGGCTTCTGCATATAGTTACGCCACCAAGCCTCCTCCCCCACATTACGCCGCATCCGCTCATACTCCTCCGGCGAATACCGCTCAGGCCACAAATACTCCCCATCATCATTAATCGCCGGAAAAATAATCAGATGATCAACCAAACCCTCATCTAACAAACGCTCATAAACATCACCCTCCCCCACACGCGTCCCATTAATCCACGTAAACCCCTTAGTCCCAGGACGCGACAACCAATCCTGCCGAAACGTTTCCAACACCGAAGCAGCCTGATTGAAATTACGCAACGACATCACATCATCAACCAACAACATCTGCGTCCGAGTCCCCGCAATACCAGACCCAATCCCCAACGCCTGCATCGAAAACTCACGATCATCAAACGACCCCTTCTTAAAAACATCAAACGCCTCAGCACCCCAAGGCTGACGATTCGCATTCCGACCCTTTTGAGGCTCAAACGGACCAAAATAACGAACATAATCAGGCACCGGACCAGAAATCTCCATCCGCTGCTGAACACGCTTCAAAATCTTCTTCGACATATCCTGACGCTCCGACCCCACACAAATCGTAAAATCAGGATCTAACGCCAAACGATAAGAACAATAATCCTCAGCAAACGTCGTCTTACCATGCTCAGGAGGAAACAAACACATCAAAATATCCCCACCCTTCACACGCCCAGAATCAACAACCGCCGCAACTTGAGCATGAAAAAACGGAGAAGTCATACCAAAAAAATGCTCACGAAACTCAACAAACCGGCCACGCCAACCCTCACGCGAATCCGGCAAACCCTCACGACCAGACACCGCCAACACAGCATCCACATACGCCGCAAACGCAGGCCAACGAGAACGATTCTGCGAATACGCCTGCTGCGACCAACCCACAAACTCACGCGCAGCAGAAACCTTCCCAATCCCCGACTCCAACACCCTCAAAAAAATCTCACGCTTCTGAAACCCCGAAGCCTTCCCCCTAAAAAACTCCCTAAACCTCTCATCAACAACACCCCCATCAACCACCCCCTGAACCCAACCAGGCACCTTCACAGACCCACGATCCAAATCCTTCACCCCAGCACCATCAAAACGCCTAAAACCATCAACCATAAAAACCAACATAACACTTGCAACCACACAACCAAACCCCTACACTCAAAACACACACACCGTGTCCCCACTAACCCTGGGTGAATCGCCCGTCAGAGGGGCCGGTGCCCCCACGCCTCAACACACCTGGGCAAAGACGTTGCGACATACCGCGCGTGGGGCAGACCCGCAAAGGCCAAAGCGAGGTCAAGGCAAAAGCAGCCTCAATGCTTGGAGGGACCCAGGGAAAACCACACCCAAAAACACCCCCACACCCACACCGTCACCGTCACCGCAACACACACCAACCTAAGACGTTTATTAAAGGGACGGGGGTACTGGCAATCAAGTCCTGAGCCGGTGGGCACCACGTGCCGAGCCGAGGCTCGGACTCGTGCGCCACCTGTCCCCACACACAGGCATGCCAGGTTCCTGCCCCCACACACAGGTCGACCACCACACACCCACACCACACCACACACCCACACACCAAACAAAACACACACCACACCCATCACACACTCAACAAAACCACAACCAGCGCACCACACACCAGCAGCCCTCAGGGTTGTTGGTGTGTTTGTGCTGGTTGGTGTGTTTGGTTTGTTGGTTTGTTTGTTGGTTGTGTGTGTGTGTTGTTGGTTTGTTTGTTTGTTTGGTTGGTTTGGGTGAGAGCAGAAAGGGTTGTTTGGTATGTGTGGTTATGGGTTGGTTGTTGGTGAGTTGAGAGACAGAGAGACGACCATGACTGGAGGAGGTCAACTAATGAACATCGACTTGTCTGAAGTGCTTAGGCTGCACGAGCTGTGGCTTGAAGGCGATCCGGCGGGGTGTCGTGCGGTCCTGCCCAGGGCAAACCTGATCGAGGTCAACCTGGCCGGTGCGAACCTG